TACTCAATCATTTCTTCTTGTAGCATATACTCAGCTTCGTCTTGGTTTATTTTATCGCCTTCTTTAACGTCTTTTGTATGGCCAAAACCTATAGTCCAAACATTTACACTATCTTGATATGCTTCTAAGCGACAGCCTTCGTAAGATTTAATTAATGATATGCCTTCTTCGGATATTTGCATTGTTTCTTTACCCTCCCCGTACCAATTCCATCTACCGTTAGTCGTCACTTTTATGTGATGCACCAAAGTAAAAACTAATAATAGCTGATGCTAAACCACCCAGATATCCGAGCACCAAATTGACCAAAGCCTCTGAGTTCTGTTCGGGGGGCTGCAAAGTTATAAGAAAGATATAACCTAGAAAGCCACCTAATGTAGCAATACCTATAATTCTAGCAGTCCAATCTTTAGAAAATGTTGATCTAGCATTTTGTGTATCTTGTACTTCTAGTTTAAATACATCTACTTCTAGTTCTTTCATCTTAACCTCAAACTCAGCTTCAGCTTTCTTCAGCTCAAGCATTTGTTCAGGTGTAGCATTGTCTATGGCTTTTTGTATTTCTTTAGGTTCGTTCTTACAACCTAATACATCTGCAATCATATTTGCAGCCATACCACCCATAGGCCCGCCTAATGCTGTGCCTAGGGTTGGTGCTACTGATCCAACTAAATTTTTAAGTAGTGCTTTCATCTTTTTTGTTTTTCCTTTGTTGCAAAATAAACTTCCAAAAGGCAGCGGTTTGTTTACGCTTATCCTCTTGCGTTGCCTTTTTCTTAGGCATTACTTTTTCTTTTTATATACGGTTTTTCTTACTTTTCTTTTAGGTGGTCTACCTCTTTTACTTCCGTATGTTCCTATACCTCTAGGCATAATTACTCCTTATAGATTAAATGAATGATAATAATTTTAACTTATTTAAGACGATCCTTGTTTAATTTTTATTGTGCTAGAAGAACCGCCATTTACTTTAACGGTGTTTGTAACACCTGATTGTTCCAAAATAATAGTATAACTGCCAGAGTTATCAACATCTAATCGTAAAGAATTACCTACCATTCTTCTAAAAGATATGGCTTGTCCTTGCACCAAGGTTGTTATTTGTGTTTTTTTATCTTGACCTACCTCTGTTCCCGTAATGTTTACAGACGTAGCTGATTGATTTAGTTGATCTTCTTCTTGTGCAAAAGCTAAAGCATCTAACACACTTAGTAAATCTTCTAGGAAGTTTACATCTAAATAATCTATATCTAATTCTGTGAACTCTAATTCTGCTTCATTGTCTAAGAAATTTTCTGACAAGTAGTCAACTTCTAGTTCGTTAAAGTCTAAATAGTCTGCTGTGGTTTGTTGTTGAGTATCTTCTTGTAAATCTTCTCTAGGCTCTGGTGGGTTTACAATCAGCATATTGTCAATTAGGTCTAGCGTTATATCCAAGATAACAGGCTTGGTAGGTGCTTGTTCATACACACTTGCTACCGTAGATTGATAAGGCTGATTGAGAACTACCATTCCCATAGCAGTTTCTACTGTTATCTCACCGCTAGACGTACCATCAAGATTAGGTAATAAAATGACTAACGATCTACCAAGCTCATCTACAGTTATGGTGAAGTCTGTGCCTCTTATACCTATGGTTGCGCTATTGGTGCGTATCTTGATGTTTTTCTTTGGAACTTTATTAAGTTTGCCTGTAACAAAACGTGCAGTACCTTTGGCAAAGGTAAGAGCCATCTTGGAGTTGTCTGGGTTAGGGTCAAAGACAAACTCATCAATCAGCACTTGTGAGTTTTCTGTTAGTCTTATTTCGGTATCATCAATAAACGTAATACCCATACGACCATTTGCAGTCTCTACTTTGTCATAACTGAGTATGCCAAAGTCTAGTTCAGCTCCGTAGGGTTTGTCTCTTAGAACTTGTGCGTTGCCTCTGAGTTCAGATATAGAGCCTATATCAACAGACGAATGAAGTTGTTGCGTCTGACTGAGTAACGCAAACAGTACCGTTAGAGCCAACAGATGTAATCTTAAGCCAATCATTGTCTGACGTAGACTCCTGATCTATATTAAATGTTCTTGATCCACCTGTATGATCTAGGTAGAAGTAGCCACCCGCATAACCGTCACCGTCATAAGTAACTGTGTTGTCATTACCATCAATATCCATGTAGTTAGTAGCACCGTCTACATCTATTGATGCTGTAATACTGTTACCTCCACCTTGCACTATCCAATCTAAATCTAAGTTCGCTGCTAGTGCAGTCATAGCGTGATTGAGTGTCATGGTGTTTGTGTTTCCTGTAACCTGTACGTTTACATTAGAACCGTCTGCTCCAGTTGCGTTTGTTTCATCTGTAGACATATTAAAAGTATTGCTGTCGCCTATAAATGAGAAGTAACCTGTGTAGTTATCAGCCCATATATCACCAAGAAATTTATTTGAAGCACCTTTCTGTAATATATCTAGCGTCATAGTTGCACCATCTAGGTCTAACGGAGTCATATTAGATGCACCAGCTGTAGCATCTGAACCACCAATAATATTACCGCTGCCCCCTACTTGTTCTATGTCTAGGTTAGACGTAGCACCAGATTGATCTATATATACCTCATTGTCGGCTGTATAAAGATTAAGCGAGACAAGAAGTAATAGTAGTTTTAATTTATTCATTCGGTTTCCAATACCCAGATTCGTAGCCTTCCTTGATTGTTTGCAAAACCGCAGTTTCAATCGCAGCTTGCAATGCAATATTTATAGACTCATTTTCTACTATACCGTTCTCAATTTCAACGAGTTCCGTATTGTTTGCATAAAATCTGAACACATCTGAAGAGATAGATGCGCTGAGAACAGTCTTTGTGACCAATACCTCTAATAATATTTTTCCTGTACTTACCGATACTGTGCGTAAAGATATGGTCACTGAGTCTTGTCTGTATTGTTTAGACATACCAATACCTAAATATCTAGCTCCAGCACCGCCTGACTTTATATTGGTTTCATAACCTACAACACCACCTTCCATTAACAAACCAGCAAACAATAACGGTTTTAGCTTTTGATCTTCTTCAAAGCTTTCTCTGGTTGTGCGTATGATTTGTCTTTCTTTGGTTAGATTGTCTAGTCCTGTGCGTTCTACTACATCAAATACGTTAGAGTGTTTGAGTGCTCTGATTAAATACGCATCGGGTGATTGTGTAATCGCTGTACTAAAACTAGCGTACTGACTGTTGCTTCTGCGTTGGCCTGTATTGTCCATGAAGGACTTAGGATAGACAGCAACTACAGGTTTGCGTACAGGCAGTTGTACTTCTGCAAGCTCCGTAATGATTAACGAACCCACCTCTGCGGGTTCTATGTTTCTTATAGGAGGTATTCCGTTATCTAGAGGAGGTATGATTAAGGCACAACTAGAAAGAAAAAGAACCGAGAGGTACAGTAATTTCTGTTGTGTTGCCTTCTTCATCTGTAATTATAAGCGTTACTTTGTCGTCTTCTACTCTGTATTCTATGGTGTTGCCTTCTAGCTCTAAAATGCCATTTGTCGATGCTGCATCACCAAATAAATTATCAACTAACTGTCTGCTAAGTTGTGCGTATATTCTACTCTCTAGGTTGCGTATAAACCTAGCTAATGTTGTGTTTTCGGCTTCACGTTCTAGTTCTTCTTGGTAAGCTTTGATCTCTTCTCGTATCGCTTCTTTTCTTGAGAACTCTTGGTTTTCTATAGTTAGATAGTGACTGGATGTACCGACACCTGAGAAGCTAGGGTTCTTAAATTGATGCACCATTTCATCGGTGCGTAAATCTACAGCTATAACTAACAATACAGCAGATAATCCAAAAACAACGAGCAGTTTATCGTACTTAGTCATCAGTCTTTCCTCTGATCTTCTCTGTCTGCTTTCGCTATTTTATTCATATCTATTAGGTTACTTTGCCCTAATAAAATCTTAATCATTGTGTCTTGGCGTATGATTTCGTTGTCTAGCGATCTAACTCTGTCTATAAGGGCAACCAAGATACCATGCTGTGAGTCTAGCTTAGTACCTAGTCTTTCTTCCATGTGGGAGATTAACTCAGCTTGCTTATCATCAAGTGTATCAAGCTTAGTTTCCATGCCATCGATGATACGGTTGATAAGTTTCCATATAAAGAAACCTAGACCGCCCGCAGCTGCTATGGGGAAGCCAACTTCGTTAATCAGTTGGACTGCCTGTTCCATAGATTATTTTCTTTTCTTTGCGGTCTTAGCTGCTTGTTTAAATGCTTTCTTGGTAGGAGCACCTTTTGTTCCAGGTCTTCTCATTCTTTCACCTGAACCTCCAGCGATTCTTTTGCGTTTAGCGTGTATGTTTTCGTACAGTCCTCTTTTTTTTGGCATTTTATTTATATAGCTTTAAAGATTCTTTAACTTTGTTGTAAATTTCGGGCTTTTTCTTTTTAACGTAGTAGCCAGCTATTACTGCTACAACTACGAGTGCGATTAATATATCCATAAGAAGATTATACTTAGATTTTTTTAACACTTCCACCTTCTGCGAGCTTGTCTTATCCTAGAGTTAGGATCGTTTCTAGTCTTTGCAGAACTACGTTTAAGTTGTCCGAGTGATCTAGCACAGTAAGACTTTCTTCTTTTATCTGCTTTGCTACCAGGCTTTACTTTTCCTGTTACAGCAGTTTGTAAATTAGAACCAGGATTAGCTCTATTATAACGCTCGACTCCTTTCTTAGTCATGCCAGCACCAGATTTAGTAGGTCTGTAGTTAGCACCTTTTCCTCTAGTGGTTCTTCGTATTGCTTTAGCCATTAGTGCACCGTTTTTTCTTCACAAAGAATGATTTCTGAATCTTCGTTTATCTCACCACCAAACATTAATATCATCATCTCAAAAGCTTGTTGTTTACTTTTAGCAAATACCTCTTTGCCTATGTAAACCATATCACCTTCTAAGACTTCAATATCATAAATTTTGTTGGGGCGCATTGTTAGTAAATAATCCTTGAGCTTGTTGTTTTGCATTTTGTCTGATCGATTCTCTATCTCTTTCCATGATGGAATTGATCTCTGCAATATTAACTTGTGCTCCATATTTTGCCAACAACTCAGCTGCTTTTAATCGTATTTGTGCCTCTTCTATGTCACGACTTCTATCGTCATCCATAATAATCTTCATACGATCTGTTTCCGCATCAATCATAGCCTTCTGAGCACTTACTTGTGCTTTCATAGCCTCTGCTTGTGCTAACATTTCAGCTGCATCTGGCTTCGGTGGCTCTTGTGGCATAGGTGGCATTGGCGGAACTTCGGTATTTATGAACGATTCTGGGTCTTTAAATCCAGCCATTTCGATCATTCTGCTCAAAGTATTAGAATATTGCTGTAAAGAGACAAGAGGGTTCTGAGGGCCTAATTGAGCCAATATTTGCTCTTGTTTTGTGGATAATTGCGCCAATATAGCAAACTTTTCTTCGTCTGAAGTCTTGCTAATCGCTACATTTACGATGATATCCTTGTTTGTATCCCAATATCTAGGGTCAACGGGTACGAATTTACCGTTCAATCTGAACATATCTTGAGCACTTTGGTGCTTAATTACTAGATTGTTGACCAATCCAAAGAGGTCTTTCATACCACCTTCGGCAAAATGCCTACAAATTAGCTCTATTCTTCCTTGTGCTCCCGACATGGTAGCGGAAACCGCTGCCTTGGTGCTTGATTGAAGAGCATCTGCGTTTAGACCAGCTGATGCTTTAGACACCCCTGTACGATTCTCTTTAGATTCATCGAGATAGCCCAGTACAGGAAACGCTTCCTTGCCGACAAACGGTACGCTAAAAGGTTGTACCATACCAGGAGCACGCACTCTAATCGGCTGTCCAATATCAGTATTCAATACATCGTCTATATTGACCTGACCCTCTACGACAGCCATGCGAGGGAAAATAGAATGTCCTAATGAGTCTAGCGTGTCTCGCATAATCTGAGACTTTGCTGCTTGAATCGGTTTTAAGTAGTCTGCTGGACATGAACCAATCGCTGTATGTGGTTCAGGATCAGGGCAGAACATGACAATCGGTAGATCATCCCATGCTTCTACGTTTAAAACGTGCAAGCCATCGCCAATCGTGCATACTCTAATTCTTTCGTCTATACCATCATCATCAAAATCGTAGAACAGATAGTGTTCTATGTATAAAACGTCTTTACCGCCCGCATCGTTCCTGTCGGGATATACCATGTTGTCAAAAGGATTACGAGCTTGTACTTCTTCATAAGCTTCTGGATCAACTGCACTACCGCCATAGCCAGCGTGTTCTTCTACTTCTTCTATGTCGTAACCCATAGCAACCAATTCAGATACGGATTTAATCATGCGGTGTGCAACGTAAGATGCGCTGTTTAAATCTCTAGCGTGTCTGGATATTAATATTTCTTCTGGGGGTACAGACTCTAAACATACTTGGCTTCTTTCTTTAACTCTGCGTATGGTTAGATCGTAACTGACGGGTAGTTCTTGTGTAACTTCTTCCTGTGTAAGTGGGTCAAGTGTTGTAATCGTTTCTTTCGTAATCTCTTCTTCGATAATCTCTACGTCAGGGTCAAGCACTAGGGCTTGGTAAGATTGGGGGTCTAGGTTGGAATACTCGTGCGTAGTTGCATCAAGTGAGTCATCCCAAAACACTTTGACAAACCCTGTCTTTCTAACGAGTGCATCTTTGAACGCATCGTATAACACTTTAAAGCCATTGTTCTTTTGTTGGATAACGTGGTTGATGTAATCCGTTTGCTGTTCGGCAAGCGCAATGTCTTCAGGCCCTTTAGGTATAAACTCAACCACCTTCTTAGTACCAAAGAAAGTACGCATGATGGAAGGCAACATAAAGAGTACGGTGTCTCTAACGTCAGTAGAGATAAACTCAGACTGTAATGTGCTTGTCGATTCTGGCTCATTGCCAAGATAGTATTCGGTGGACTCTGCTCTTTCTTCTCCAACTTGATAGATAAAATCACGAGCATCATCCATCTCTGATTTGATGACTCCCGTTAGATTGATTAAGTCCGTTTCTTCATTCAGTTGCATTTCGATTTCTGCTTCGATCTGCTTTGTGCTTTTCTTTGCCATAAATTATCCCACTCTAAATATTCTTGACTTTAAGGGTTTCTTGAAATTATAACCCATAAACGCTTGACTGCCACCAAAGGATGCAGCCGAGCTTGCCATCGTCAGAGCTAATGCGTCTGCCTTGTCTGGAGATTTTATACCTCTTTTACGCATTTCGTCTTTACTTTCTATTTTAATTTTTCCAGATGATGTATATTTGTATTGAGGCGCAGCGAGTTCCGAAGCAAGCTCGTCATTATTAGGAAGTCGGCAATCACGCTGCGCCAACCAATCCTTAACCGCAAACCAAAGCTCTGCTCGTAGGTTTAAATAATTCTTTTTCGTGCTCGGTGCTTCGGCTACATTCACACCACGCACAGGTAAATTCTGTTCTGCTAATCTATCCACGACTCCGCTACCCAAACCAATCACGTCAACCAATATTTCTTGTGGTTGCTCTATCGCAGTTGAGTCGTCATAACGATTTTTTATCGCACCGCATAACTGCATCAAGTCCATGGATTGAAAACTGATGATTTCTAAAACTGTATTTCCTTGTCGTATGCAAAGCGCAGAGTTGTCGCCACCGAATCTAGCTACGTCTAATCCCCAGATAATCGGTTCGCTTGCGGTGAGTGTAACTTCTCTGTCTATCGCTCCGTTGATAAGTTCCATAGGAATAACGGTATCGTCATCTGCCTTTGGAAACTCACCCATGACTTCTACCCTAGATACGGTAGAGTCTTCTCCGTACTGTTCTATCATTCGTTGGAACAGTTCTTTGTCTGTTCCCTCTACGTCACGAGAGTCTATCTGCTCCGACTTCCAAAAGGCACGTTTGGAGTGGAAGCTGTCGTAGAAAGGCCCTGTGTTTCTTCTGGGGTTGGAGAAGGTAAACCAGAAACGATTGGGGGTAGGCTCTGAGAAGAAACCTTCTGACACAGAGTAGATGGGTGCGGGTATACCTGAAGCCTCATCCATAATAAGGCACACACCGTAGCTGGAGTGAATACCAGCGAAGGCATCTGGGTTTTCTTCTGACCAGAGTTGCGCTTGTGCGTAGTAGTAGCCTGTGTCTATTTTTAAGTCTCTTATGAGTGCTTCTTCAAACCAAGCTGCGGGTTTGATGGTTGTTGCTGTCTTTTGAAACCAATGAGAGTGTATGGAGAGTGTGAGCCACTTACCGAGTTCCGCCCATGTTCTTGAGCGTAGCTGTTGCTCGGTGTTGGCAGTTACGATAACCGTTGAGCCAAGTCGGGTGGATAGCATCCATAAGATGATCCATGCGACTAAGGCGGATTTGCCGATTCCACGACCTGATGCAACTGCCAGTCTAAACATCTCTGGCATATCAATAGAGTTATTGCGTTGTATGTGTATTGAAATATCCCTCAAAATTTTTTCTTGCCACTTCCTTGGCCCGTCAAAGTGCTCAAGGGGGGTGTCCTTCTGTCCCCAAGGGAAGACAAAGCGTACAAAGTTTAAAGGATCATCTTTTATGTTGAGTGACCAGATGGAGGTCATTAGTTCTTTTTCTTCTTGTGGACTGTATTTCATTTTTTTATAAAAATTTTATTTCACACTATACGTTGACTGTGCCCCGCCGATATAAATTGATGGGGGGTATTGAATAAGTAAGTAAGCACTTACTATCATTAAAAGCCTTTATTTATGGGGTAACAGGTGAAGCGGTGAACAGTTGCGGAGAGGTGCAACACAGAGAAACCGCTTCTGTAACGCTGATTTTTTGTACCAGGGAGATTAGAGAAAATCATAGTTACACTCTGTTATTTATTGGTTTTTTTGTTGGTGGTTAGTTCCCTTTCTAGGAACTGATCCGAATTAGTTACCTCTTTTACTCTTTCGCCCTCAATTATCCTTCCTTGTGCTTCTTGTAACACACTGGAGAGATTTAATTGGTGATTTACTTCCTGGCGATCTGCCCAGTTGTCCGAATCGGCATTTTTTAAATAGAACTGGATGGCTTGAAACTCGCCATCATCTATTTTATCCATGAGCCGAGAAGTTGCCCTTTGCAATCCTTTAGCTTTTCCTCTCTGTAAAGCATCCGCAAATTCCGCTTTTCTTTTTTTGTTGCGATCAAACGTATCCCATGAAATGCCGAGATTACGACATATATCCATTGTTCCCATGTTCAAAGAGGCTAGATATTCCAAACGATCATAATCTATATTAATTGTCTTCCTTCCTCTCTTTTTAGGTGTTTTATGTTCCATAATTGAATTATTTTCTATCCCTTGCATCCCTTTATTCTAAAGCATTTCAAAGGGCTAATGGGTAATAAATTAACATAGAGAGTATAAAAAGGTATACATAATGTATTAATGGGTATATCATTACACAGTCATTTAATTAATAGAGGAGAAAAACATGACAGACAATATACAAAACTATAACAATCTAGTTGACAGAATGGATGCTTTTGAAGTGCCTATGACAGAAGTTGCAAGATTCAGCATTTGGTGCATAAGTGAAATTCTAAAAAAGCATGGCGAGTTTGAAAACTACTCACAAGAAATTAATGTTTTAATTAATGTTGTTGAGAAACACAACAAACTAAAAACTAGAGAGTTTAAAAAACTACAAAAACGCATCAAGCAAATTCAGGCTAACTGAAGAGGATTCTATTATCCGAAACGCCGTGAGGCGTCTTAGTCATAACAAATAGAGGAGAAAAATATGGACTATAAAAGAGAAGAAATAAAAGAATACTTTGACGATTTTATAAACGATCAAGATTCTGACTGGATAGAAGAAAACAAAGACGATCTACACTACCACGCTTTTAATACTGATTTTTATATTATAGGTAGATACAGAGCGAGAAAATGGTTAGGTGAAAATACTTTTGATGTGATAGCACATATTAAAGAATATGAAGAGCTTAACTTTGGCAAAGTGTCTACAGACTTTAGTGAACCCGAAAGAGTAGTCAATATGTATACCTACATCATAGGTGAAGAAATCGTTTCTGAATACATCAACAAGCTAGAAGAGGT